ATATTGCGTTTAGTTGGTATAGAATATGATATACAAGCAAAAGAAGCGGCATATAGAAAAATACTTGTTATTGCCGAAGATGATGGAACTGTTAGACCAAAGAAAATAGAAGAATTTTTTGATGATGTTCGTAAAATTCATTTTTTAAGTTATATACGTTATCTATATTTTAATATTGGTCGAATGGCTTACTTGCAAGCAAACGTATTGTCAGCTTATGTATTCCTAGCACCAGCAATAGTTGTAGGAGTAATGACTCTAGGTGTAATGCAACAAATAATAAGAGCATTTGGTAGAGTAGAAGGATCAATGCAATATCTATTAAAAGCGTGGCCCACCATTATTGAATTAATGAGTGTTTTTAGGCGTTTAAGAGAATTTGAAGCTAAGTTAATAGAAAATGAAAAAATTACTTAAAGGAGAAAACTATGTCACTATATACTAAATTTTGTGCGTGGTTGTCTGGATGGCCAGAGAGCAATGAGTATGTAAGAAATAATCATGAGCAAGATTATTTGTTCGCAGAAGAAGAAAAGAAAATTAGAGAAAATAATAAGAACATAGGGAAGAAAAAAGGATTGAATGCTAAAAAGGCTAGACAGAAATCCCGTACTGCTAGAGGTAGTACAAAAGGATAAAGATGATATCGTTTAATCAATATTTAAATGAATTTACTATACTGGGTTTGTCTACTATGTTGTTTCAAGGGGGCGGAACGGCTGGCTCTTTAAAAATTCCCATATCCTCATCCATGTATAAAAGAATATGGCCAGAAACAATTCGTGCAACGGTATTTCATACAACTGATGAAAGAGGTCTTCAAAGTCTTAGCAAACTTGAAGGAAGAAAGAAATCTATCTCTGCATTTTTCTCAATGTTTGCTCGTTATATGGAAAAGGGTATAGCGACATCTGGTGGAGCTATTGTAGAAATGGATGCTGATGTACTCATGTCCGCTTCGGGTGATATAATGAGTCAGGTAGATAAGTCAGGTAGTAGATGGACTACTATAGATGATATGCGAGGAACTTCACGATACACAAATTTTGATAAAGTAGAAAAAGACTTTGATGCTTTGATAGCGAATCTTGTCAAAAAGTATCTTCCAAAAGGAAAAGAAGTTCAACAAACAAAGTTTTTCGCACATGATTCTGGAGCTGTATTTGATATTTGGGGCGACATGAAAAAACACTTGAAAGGTGACGGCAGATCACTAAATTTGCTGATAAAAGACTATTTTGATGGAATGGAAAAGATTATAAGAAAGCATTCTGATACATTCTATGGTGTTTTGTTGAGTTATGTGAAAAAAAGAACAACTGATGAACCATGGGATGAACAAGTAGTTAATAATATTAAGGTCAAAAAGGTTCATCTCTTAGAGCCGACTCAAAATAAAATTGATACTGCAAACCCCGACCGCACACACCCAATTGATGCATTTGATTTTATGAAAAAAACTGCTAAAAGATTGTTTGGTTCTGTAAAAGTATGGGATCACTCTATAGATTTGGAAGTTTACACAAGACAGGTCGCAAAAGCAGAATTAAAAGCAATGGGAGTAAAGAAAAGATGAAATCTTTTAAGGGTCATTTGTTAAGTGAAGTAGCATGGCAAGAAAGTCTATCTACTATGTTGTTCGATTTACCAAGAGGAGGTATAAGAGATTTAAAGATTCCCCTATCTCCCTCTATTTTTAAAAGACTGTGGCCCAAACCAATTCGCTCAAGAGTATTTCATGTGACTGATTTTGAAGGAGTCTATCATTTGGGAAACTTACAGGGTAGAAAGAAATCAATTTCTGCTTTTTATAATATGCAAGCTACTTTTCTTGAAGATGGAATCAGAACACATGGTGGTTATGTTGTAGAATTAGATGCAGATGTTCTCGCCGCGGCACCAGATGACATTTCAAGTGCGCCCGACACGGGAGGAACGAGATGGCTTTCTTGGGATACTATTTTCAGACTAATGGGAGATCAAAAATATCTTAAAAGAATGGAAGATGATCTGAATGAATTCCTGATAGAACTTATTATGCAATATGCAGACGATCCGAAATATATGCCAAATGTTAATAAGTCTTGGATTGCTCTTGGTAAAGAATATAAAAAAGATAAAAGAACTCTATATGAGATTATTAAAGATTATATTGATGGTATAGAGAAGGTCATACAAAAAAACGGAAAAGAATTGCGTTTTGTATTTACAAATTATGTCGATGATAGGCATCAACCGGTTGACCCAGATAGTGGAGAAACTGAACCGTGGGACGAATTAGTAGTTAACAACATTAAAATTGTAAAGATTCATGTGGGTCCAGAGTTTGCACCAGATTTTGAAGATGATGATGATATAGATGGATTTCCATTTAAGGGATGGGATGACTCCCGAGAGTTAGCCCAATATATTGCACACACCGCAAAAAAAGGAATAAGGAAAAGATGACTGAAACAACATTGTTAATATTAGTACTATTGTTTTTAGCTGGAGGCTTAGGAGTAGTAGTTTATTACGACAGAAAAATAGTTAAAGCAATAGCAAAATATGAAAAACGAATAGATGAGAAGGGAATATTGGAAAGACATTTCAGTAAACCAATAATATGAAAACAATTTTAAATTTAGTCATCCTTAATTTAGTCCAAATGATATTGACAACTGTTCTTTTACTTTTGCTTTCTTCTTGTGCTTTAGAACCTCGTCCTCCATTATGGTTACGAGCGATAGAGACATTACCTCCGGTAGAAGGATTCAGTAGAGCAGGATTATTTACTATAAACAAAAAAATATATGTACAATTTTGTGATCCACAGGGGAATCAAATATGGTTGAGATATAATGGAGACAAAAATACATGGAGACAAAGTAGATATAATTCGCAAGGATGTGTCGATGGCGAAAGAAGTACAGGACCAGTCGAATGATTATTTACGTTGATATAGATGGAACAATCTGTACACAGAGAAATAGTCCAGATTTCGATGATCAACCTGTAGATTATGCGATTGTAGAACCATTTTTAGATAGAATAAACCATATAAATGAATTGTATGAAAAAGGACATACTATTGTTTATTGGACTGCAAGAGGGTGTCGTTCTGGATTAGATCATACAGAATTAACTAAAAAACAATTGGATGAATGGGGCGCAAAATATCATGATCTTCAGGCAGGAAACAAACCTCATTTCGATATGTATATTTGTGACAAGTCTTTTAATTCAGAGTCATTTTTTCATTATAAGGAGAGAGGTCTTCCATAGATAAATATAAACATGAGATATGACACCGATACCTTACGAGATTTTAGAATAAAATTAATGGAATTTGATACTCCTACTATCTATTGCGATATGGATGGTGTATTAGCAGATTTCATTAAATTTACTACTAAGATTTTGGGTAAACCCTTTAAAGACGAATATTGGGGCGAGCTTCCGAATGATATCTTTTTCCAATTAGATCCCATGTCAGATGCACACAGATTATGGTCTTTCATTGTCAAATTTGATCCTCGTATATTGACTGCACATCCTAAACCAGGAAGAGGTCCAGTATCAGATCAAGCACCCGATGATAAAAAAAGATGGATGATGAAACATTTTAGATGGCCCGCAAGTAAGATTTTCCCCGTTTTAAGAGCAGACAAGTCACGTTTTGCAAAAGATGGTAGAGATGGTAGACCCAATCTTTTAATTGATGATCATATAAAAAATTGTATAGACTTCAGAAATCGAGGTGGAATAGCAGTAGTTCATACAAGTGCTAATAATACTATAAAAGAACTTAAAGCAATAGGTTACAAATGATTCGTTTTAATACTTTTCTTGACGAAGAAGAACTAACAGAAGGAGTATATGATCCTGGTATACTCAAGGCATTCTTTACAGCAGGTGGACCGGGATCTGGTAAATCTCATGTCTCTGGAAGAGCGGGACTGGGTAGACTTTCTCCTTTGGGAGTTAAGATTGTTAATTCTGATGCTCAATATGAAAAGTTGTTAGCTGATGCTAATTTGGCTATGACCCCTGAAAATATCTTTAGTCCTAGGGGACAGAAAATTAGAAAACGAGCAAAAGAAATGACAAAAACAATGAAATCTAATTATACTGATGGAAGACTTGGTTTGTTGATAGATGGAACGGGAAAAGATTATGAAAAGATTCAAAACACTTCTAATTCTCTCAGGAAAATAGGTTATGATACATTTATGATTTTTATCAATACCTCATTGGATGTAGCATTAAGAAGAAATCTAATGAGACCTAGAAAACTTCCTGAAAAAGATGTAACCAAAATGTGGAATGCAGTTCAGCAAAATATAGGTAAATTTCAAATACATTTTGGTCGAAAAAGTATCCTCATTGTTGACAATAATGATGAAAATGATAATCTTATTGAAGAGTTATTTGTTCGAGTAAAGAAATTAGTTGATGAACCAGTGATAAATACTATAGGAAAACGTTGGATTGCAAGTGAATTGAAAAAGAAAAAAAGGAAATGAATTTTTTTAGAATTAAAGTTAGATACCCAATAGGAATTACTCTCTTGGGTATTATGGGAATAATAGGAGGTGACATTATGATGACTTCACTTGAAATCGGAGTATGTTTTGCTCTTTTAGATTGGATTACTAATGATCACAATACCCCCAGAGGAACATAATAAATAAAGGAAAAAAATGGCTGAATATAAGAATGAAGAACCGTGCGAGTTTATTTACAACATAACTGCAATAGAGAAGGTTGTAGATGGAGATACTATTGATGCAGTTATTGATTTGGGGTTCGATGTTAGATATTGTGGAAGGATCCGATTGCTCGGAATTGACACCCCTGAATCAAGAACAAAAGATTTGACAGAAAAGTTTTATGGAAAACTCTCCTCAGCCGCCCTTAAATCCTGGTTACATTGGGCAATCGTGTCGGACAGAAATGATATCGAAGTTCAAGTCAGGTGTCCAGAAGCAGACAGTAGAGGTAAATTCGGAAGAATTCTTGGAGAACTCTGGATCAACTGTACTGCCGATGGAGAAGAATTTTCGGGATGGACCAATCTAAATAAATGGATGTGTGAAGCTGGATATGCTGTTGGATATTATGGTGGAAGCAAAGAAGAAACTGAAGAAGAACATATGAAAAATAGAGAACTTCTTAAAGAACAAAAAGGTATTAGTTATCCTGAATAGTTAAAATTCGTTAAATTATAAATAAAAAAGAAATTGGACAATATGACAGCATTAATTTCGCCTTATGAATTCACAGAAATAACCCACCAACTCCGATCCTTTTTTGATGATAGAGGATTTCAAGAAGTACATACTCAAAACAGATTATCAATATTAGCGGCATGTGAAGATCCTACCACTGTTTCTACATACGAATATTCAGGACAAATTTGGCCTCTTCCTCAAACTGGTCAAATGTGGTTAGAATACGAACTACTGACAAGACCAGAACTTCCAGGATGTTATTGTGTATCAACATCGTATCGACAAGAACAGAATCCAAAAGAAGGAAGACATGAACTTATCTTCCCTATGTTTGAATTTGAAGCTCCTGGTAATTTCTTCGACCTTCTTAAATTGGAAAACGATCTTTGTTGTCATCTTGGATTTAGACCATGCATATATCCTATTAAAAAATATACTGAATGGCAAGAAGAATTCAATACAACTGATGAATTAGATCATGAACATGAAGAGCTAATTTCAAAATCCCTCGCAGAAGGACAAACAGTTCCATCGGGTGTGGGATTTATTACGCATTTTCCTTACTCCACATCACCTTTTTGGAATATGAAAAAAGAGGGCGATTACGCAAACAAATGTGATGTTATTATAGGCGGAATGGAAACTATTGGATCTGCAGAAAGATCCGCTGATCCGATAGAAATGAGAGAACAATTTCACACAATATCGGATGGAGAATATGCTAGTTTATTGTATGAATTATTCGGAGAAGAGAGAGTAGAAAAAGAGTTAGAAGAATTTTTAAGTTATGATTTCTTTCCACGATTTGGTGGAGGAATTGGAATAACAAGATTGATTAGTGCCATGAAAGGTGCTAAACTGATTGTTAAAGAATGAGTTGGAAAAGCGATAAAATTATTCCTATTTACAAAAATGGTCATGGAATATATGAACTAATAGCAGAATTGCAAAAAGGTGAAAGAGAATTGAAAAAGGAGGAAAAAGAAGACTTGTGGAGTGGCGAAATTGGCAAACGCAATCTGTTGTTGGCAGAATAAATCTGGTGGTTCGATTCCACCCTCCACAGCCAGTTTGATAAAGAATTATTTATGAAAACGTTAATTACTGGATCGAGAGACTACAATGGTAGCATTTTCACATTTATCAATGATTGCATTTGTGATATTGGGTTTGTCTATGGTGAGATTAATGATAAACTACAGTTCATTGTTAGCAAAGAATCATAATGATGATCCAAATGATGATGTTACATTTTACTGGCCGCACACAGGAATATGCTTTATAACCTTTTTTACTATTATACTATTTTGGTGGACTTCTTATCCGTTGAGAGACTTGACTTATTTTCCAAATGAAGGATGGAACTTATTTACATTTCTATTATATTTGGGAGTACCATTCATGTTCTTTATGGTTAGTGAAGTAGTTGCTCCACAGCCTGACACATATAAAGATAAATCAGTTAATTTACGTGATTACTATTACAAAAATCATAAAGTTATATTAGGTCTAGCATGGTCATTACAACTATTACTCATTGGAAATCTATTCGTATTTTTTCAGGGAGAAGTTGAATCACTCAAATTTGTTGGTAGAGTCATTATGTTATGTGTCATGGCTCCGATGGTGTTTAGTAACAATAAAAGAATACATGAAATTGGTATGGGTATATTTTTAGTAGGATTCATTTATACTATCTTGAAATATCATATTTACCCTGTAATATGATGAATAGGAATAATTAAACTATGAAAGATTTTTTGAATATAATGTGGCTATTTAACATAGATAGTACCACAAGAGACATTATAAGATTAAATATTGATGAAGCTGCTCTATTATGGAAATATGCAGAGGAATTGAGAACAAATGATTCTCCTACTAGAATTTTAGAAATAGGAAGATATTGGGGTGGATCTACTGTTCTTTTGCTTCTAGCAACCGAATATTATGATGAACCTATAGAGGTTATTAGTATAGATATAATAGATGGCTGTCATGATCCAAGAGTGGATGAATGGCTACAAGAATATTATCAAACAAATAGATTAGAATTAATTGTCGGAGACTCTAGAACACTTGAAACTGAAACATTAAGTTTACTATTTATTGATGGAGATCATAGTTATGAAGGAGTTAAAGCAGATACTTTCCAACATTGGAACAGTCTAGATGGATTTGCCTTGTTTCATGATTACCAAGATGAAACTACGCCAGGCGTTACTAAATTTCTAGATGAGTTCGTGGAGCAAGGATACGCTGAAAAGGTGGAACAGGTAAGTTCCATGTTGGTATTAAAAAAACTAAAGGAGATTTAAAATGGCAGAATTTAACGATTATGGATTTAGTACGGTAAGTGAAGAGGAGTTTGAAGCTACTCAACAGGTAGAAGTAGATAGAGACAGAGAAGTTGTTACTACTGCTACCGCTAGTATTAAACCAGAATTGGATATTATTGAGGCTAAAATATCTAGCCTTGCAGAAACTATGAGAACCTTTAAAGATAATGGAAAACAAAAATGGACGAAGTGGAAGACCTTATTGTTCCTTTATTGAAGAACTTAGCGAAAGACGGCGATAAAAGGCCAATTATTAAATGGCCAAATAGAACCGAAATTCTAAATGCTCAAATAGATAGAATTCAAGCAGTTACAAGGGGAGAACTATTATGAAAACCTTTAATGAATTTGTACTTCATGAGGGGTTATATGATCCAGGCATATTTCATGCTTTTTTTCTTGCTGGGGGCCCAGCGTCTGGAAAGTCTGCTGCTTCATTTAAGGTCACGGGATCTAGATCAAATTCTTTTACAAGAAAACGAAATGAAAGATTAGTTAATGTTAATGTGGGCAGAACTGGGCCGATGGGACTTAAAGTTATTAACTCCGATGAAATACTGGAAAAATTAATTACTGATGCTGGTATGCATACAGAAATGGATAAGTATTCGCCAGATGAACTGACCCAAAGAGAAGAATTAAGAAAAAGGGCCAAGGAAATGACGGCTGCTAAACAGAAAAATTTTATTGCTGGTAGATTAGGCATAGTCATTGATGGAACTGGTAAAGACTATGATAAATTAATAACAAAGGCTAATAAATTAAAAGGTCTTGGATATGAACCTACCATGATATTTGTCGATACTTCTTTAAATGTTGCTATAGAAAGAAATAGCAAAAGAGGTAGAACTTTAGATTTAGCACTCGTTGAAACTGCTTGGGGGCAAGTACAGCAAGAAAAACAAAGATATCGGGGTTATTTTGGCTCTAAGAATTTTGTAATGATTCCTAATGATAAGGAATGGGATCAAGAATTAACAAAGATGATGTGGGGTGCTATTCAAAAGATTGCTGGTAGACCAGTAGATAATCCCATAGCTAATGCTTGGAAAGCATATCAGCTGAGATTAAAACAAGCAGAGAGAGGGTTGTAAGTACTTGACAAATTGAAGAAAGTATGGTATAATAGGTGATATATTAAAAAATTATGAGTATGCATGTTGAACAAAAGTATGTAGGGCTGCTGTCGCCTCGTTTAAGTAGATTCAAGGTAGTGCGGCCAAATCTGTGGAACTTCCGTTGCCCAATTTGTGGCGATTCCCAAAAGAACTCGCGGTTATATCTACCAAAAGAAAAATGACTTATTTTTTAAATGTCATAACTGTAGCGATGGTAGATCATTAGGAAATCTAATCAAAGAGCTAGATCCATATCTTCATCGCCAATATGTGATGGAGAGATATACAAATGGGCAAACTGGTAGGGGAAAAACTAAAGAGCCAGAGTTTAATTTTTCTGCTCCCGTTTTCAAAAAGAAAACCACTATAGAATTACCATCTATTGAGACACTTCCAAAAGAACATATCGCTAGGCAGTATTATGAAAGTCGCCAGATACCACCTAAACATATGGGAAGAGTATTTTTTGCGGAAGATTTCAAAAAATGGGCACAGTCGGTATGTCAGATAGACTATCAAAATCTTAAAGAAAATGACCCAAGAATGGTTATACCATTTTTTGATGAGGATGGAAAAATGATAGCTGCTCAAGGACGAGCACTTGGCGATTCGGTGTTACGATACATCACAGTTAAGGTTCAAGAAAATTCTGTTAAGTTATTTGGATTAGAGCGGTGGGATAAGAGAAAGACTACATATTTATTAGAGGGCCCGATTGATTCATTATTTTTACCAAATGCTCTTGCTATGGCGGGAGTAGATGGTAGCGATTTGGATAGAATATTTAATAAAAACAACACTGTAATAGTTCTTGATAATGAACCAAGAAATCTTGAAATTGCTAAAAGTATGCTAAAATATGCTCAGGAAGGATGGAAGATTTGTATTTGGGACACGGGAAGAGTACATGGTATGAAAGATATAAATCAGATGATCTTGGAAGGTATTTCAGCAGATGAGATTTGCGGGATTATAAATAAAAAGACATGCTCGGGATTGAAAGCCAAGTGGGAAGTCCAAAATTGGAGGCACACATGGTAAAGGTAGAAGTACTTGATCATGGATTTGTCGAGCTAATAGATGTTATGGGCAGTGATGAAGAAGTAGAAAATGCTGCCAGAATCAGTTACGGCAAAGGCACAAGAAAAGTTAGCCAGACCCGCAATTTAATTCGATATTTGATGAGACATAAACACACATCACCCTTTGAGATGTGTGAAGTGAAATTTCATATTAAATTACCCATCTTTGTAATGAGGCAATTAGTCAGACATAGGACAGCTAATCTCAATGAATATTCTGGAAGATATTCTATTATGAGTGATGAGTTTTATTTGCCAGATGAAGACTATTTACAACCACAATCGCAAGATAATAAACAAGGAAGAGAAGAAGGAGAACTAGGTAATACTATTAGTGATATTCATTTTGAGATCAATAGAATTAATGATGGTGCCTGGATGGCGTATGATAATATGATAAATTGGAATGTGGCCAAAGAATTAGCTAGAGTAGTTCTTCCTGTTTCAAATTATACTGAAGTTATATGGAAAACGGATTTACATAACTTTTTTCATTTTGTTAAGTTGAGATCTGATAAACATTCACAGAGAGAGATACGGGATTATGCCGATGCAATGTATCATTTGGTATTTCCACACTTTCCATTGTGTTGTGAAGCATTTGAGCATTATGTGAGAAATGCAGTTACATTTTCAGAACAGGAAATGGATGTTATTAAAGAACTTTTAGAACATGCAGATACAAAAGCAGGACTAGCGGGATGTATGGCCGATTATGAAGGCTGGCATTTAGGAAAACGAGAAACCAAAGAATTTTTAGAAAAGATAGGAAAAGAATGATACTACCCACAGAATACCAGCAATTTATACATTTATCGAGATATGCTCGATGGGATTACGACAAAGGAAGAAGAGAGACATGGGACGAAACAGTTGAACGGTATTTTGATTTTTTTACAGAGCATCTAGCGGAAAAACATAATTATACGCTGGACAATGGCCAAAGGGTAGAATTAGAGGATGCAGTCAGAGAATTAGATGTCATGCCATCTATGAGATGTTTAATGACAGCTGGCCCAGCACTCAAGAAAGAGAATGTAGCTGGATATAATTGTTCCTATATAAAAATAGATCACCAGCGATCATTTGATGAAATACTCTATGTTCTAATGAATGGTACTGGAGTGGGATTTTCTGTTGAAGATGAATATGTAAATATGTTACCAGCTGTTCCCGATCAATTATATGAAACAGAAACTACTATTGTTGTTGCTGATTCTAAGTTGGGATGGGCTAGAGCGTTCAAAGAATTGATATCATTACTATATGGTGGGCATATTCCTAAATGGGATGTTAGCAAGGTTCGCCCTGCTGGTGCACCACTAAAAACTTTCGGAGGACGAGCTTCCGGCCCAGCACCATTATTAGATTTATTTAATTTTTTGGTTGGTACATTTAAAACTGCAGTAGGTAGAAAATTACATCCAGTAGAATGTCATGACATCGTATGTAAGACAGCAGAAATCGTGGTTGTCGGGGGTGTTCGTAGGAGCGCTCTCATCAGCCTTTCTAATCTTAATGACCGTGAGATGCGTTTCGCCAAGCATGGTGACTGGCTTAATCACAATAGCCAACGATCACTCGCAAACAACTCTGTTAATTATAAAGAAAAACCAGATGTTGGAACTTTCATGCGAGAATGGTTATCCTTATATGATTCAAAGTCTGGAGAACGCGGATTATATAGTAGTTTGTCGGCCCAAAGACATACTGAAAAATTAAACACTAAAGAAAAAGACAAAAATGGCACATACATTCAACGAAGAGTGGCAAGAGATGATTTCGGCACAAATCCTTGCAGCGAAATCATTTTACGAAGTAGGGAATTCTGTAACCTCAGCGAAATCGTTATCAGAGCCAATGACACTGAAGAGCATATCAAGAGCAAAATTAAACATGCGACTATCCTTGGAACTTTCCAATCAACCCTTACCAATTTCAAGTATCTTTCAAGAGAATGGAAACGAAATTGTGATGAAGAACGATTATTGGGAGTTTCCCTCACCGGAATCATGGACAATTCGTTAACAAATGGGACTAAATCTAAAGATAAATTGGGCGAATTGCTCGAAAGATTTAAACAAGTTGCTATTGAGACTAATAAGGAGTGGGCCCAAAAACTTGGCATTGAAAGAGCAGCTGCCATTACTTGTGTTAAGCCTTCTGGTACTGTTTCTCAGCTTGTCGATACTGCTTCAGGTATTCATGCCAGGCATAATCCTCATTATATTCGCACAGTAAGAGCAGACAATAAAGATCCTCTTTGTAAAATGATGAAAGATGCGGGATTTCCGAATGAAGCGGATATAACTAAACCGAATCATACTACCGTATTCAGTTTTCCAGCGAAAAGCCCAAAAGGAGCAATGTGTAGAAATGATCTATCAGCATGGAAACACTTGTCATTATGGCATATTTATGCTAGTCATTGGTGCGAACACAAGCCAAGTATTACAGTGTCCGTTAAGGAAGAAGAGTGGGTCAATACAGCTGCTTGGGTGTATGAGAATTTTGATGACATTAGTGGTATATCGTTTCTTCCTTTTAGTGATCATACTTATAGACAGGCACCGTATCAAGATTGTACAGAAGAAGAGTATAAAGAGTTGCTAAAACTTATGCCAAAGAAAGTTGATTGGGGCGATCTAACTAAATATGAGCAGAAGGACTATACTATAGCTAGTCAGGAGATGGCATGCACTGCTGGTGGTTGCGAAATTATGTAGTAGAGGATGTATGTAGCCCATTAAAGACTAAAGATGGGATACTCTATACGGTCAGAGTAAGAGAGAAGAAAGATGAAAGAATTAGAGATGGTTCTAGAAAACGAAATCGCTAGAACTACATATGAAATTCAAAAGAGGGTAAAGAATAAAACACCCAAATTGGATGTGGCTGAAATTGTATTGCCAGAGCAACTTAGACGATATCGTGATGGTTTAATGTATGCTTATAAAGCAGTACAAAAATATCAAGAATACATAGAAGTGGAAGGACACAGTTATGAACATAATTAATGATACAATAAATTGGATTGATACCGTCATTTTTGGCAATAAAACAAAAACATCGAAAGTACAGGAAGAAGATGCACCAGCTGTTCCAGTATATGGGAAAAAGGCGAAAAGTACTAGCGGAAGAGCTAAAAAAGAAACTCCATCAAACGAAGGACGTACTAAAAAGCCTAAGTCAAAGAATCTTGCAGGAACTAAAAAATCTAGTAAATCTATTAAGAAAAAAACTACAAGTATCGCTTAATAAGAAAACAACATACGAAACCAGATGGGTTTGGTATCATTCTTTGCTTGCTCTTGAACTTTTAGTAATAATTTTAGTACTATTTTGGATATTGTTGAAAATATAAGGAGCAGTATGAAAACCGAGACTAAGTATTTTTTTATGAAGGTCATAGCAGGGTGCCTTATTTTGGGGCTTTTAGTATTTCTTATGGTATTTTTTGTTAAGGGAGTAAGGGCCGAAGATAATAAAACAGTCGAAGATCCAATACAATTCACCAATAGGGGATTTCCGAAAATATTAGATGCGGATAAGTGGACATCACAACTTGTTTATGATACAATAAGCGCATGTTATCAAGGAACTATAAGATGGGTATTGTTAAGTAATCCATCTCTTTTTGGTCAACTTCCAAATCCCATAGCACAAAGACAAATGGTAGAACATTGTTTTTGTGTAATGGATAAGATTAGAAAAGAAAATAAAATAGAAGAATACCGTAAAAAGGTTATTGATCCACAATGGGGAGGAAATCTTTTTATGCTCAAGGCGACGGAATGTGTTAAAAAGTATAAAACACTCCCAAGCTTTTTTGTGAGTATGCCTACACCAGATAATAAAACAAAATCAAACAATACAACAATAATACCAGAGGAGCCGCAGGATTCAAAAGAAGAGTCACCAGACCAACAACAAAAAGAATCCACAGGATTTCCCGAAACAATTTTTCAAGGATAATTAATGAAAAATATCAAGTGTTTAAGCTTGATATGTTATTTTTCTTTATTATTTTTTGGTTGCACAACATTTAACATATCAGCGACAGATAATAATGTCTTAGTTGGCGATGCTCGTGATGGTTTAACATTTGAATCAGTTATTAAAAAATCAAAGGAGTCAGTAGTATTACTTACTACACATCCTGATATTGATCCAACAACGAACCCAAAGCAACGTGGAATGTGTTCTGGTGTAGTCGTTGATGATGTTGGTCATGTTCTTACAAATTTTCATTGTATCTATCAACAAAAGTTTATTAAATTATTTTATCTAGATGAAAATGATTGGCAACGATATGATGTAAATGTAATTGGATTAGATCCACTTGCAGATTTGGCCCTACTTGAAGTTATAGGTAAAGAAGACCCTATTCCACATCTCAAGTTTGCAAATGATGCAAAAGAGATAGAAGAAGGTGCAGAAGTTTTTGCGATAGGACATCCAATGGGGATGATTTGGTCTACAACAAAAGGAATTATTTCTAGTACTGGAAGGTATGCGAGACATCCTTATATTAAAACGCTGCAAACTGATGCTGCGATAAACAAAGGAAATTCGGGCGGGCCCCTTTTGAATATGAAGGGAGAACTCGTAGGAATTAATGCTTTAATAATCTCTAGAGTTGGGGATATCGTAAAGAAATCCTTTGAGTCAATGTTAGAAAATGGCAAAGTTGATCGCCCAGCAGTCGGTGTAATGGTTATGGCGTTAACCAACGTAACGGACAGGAACAAACTCAAAAAAGAATTTCCTGATGTAGATTTGAAATTTATTCCAAATACCTTTGGATTGCTTATAAGATCAGATAAAGACTTGCCAGAAGGGCTGATAGCACTTGATACAATCATTGGAGTCAATGATGTTATGGTTAATGATGGTTTACAGTTTTCTGATGAATTGATAAAATATAAGATAGGTGATACGATTACTTTGACAATTATACGGAAACGGAGATATATGAAGGTGGATGTATCCCTGAAAAAATTTCCAGTTCCTGTAGAGAAAATATATGGCCACGGCCCAAGGCCTCTAAACTAGAGATATGGAAAATGACAGATGAAGAGAATCTAAAACAATTACGATTTGCTATGGAGACTCAGTTTAAATACGTACAATATAGACGGCCTGAATTTAGATTTTTACATTCAATGGGATGTCATAACATATTTCAAGGATTTAGATCCGATAAATTAGACCTTGGCATCTTACATCTTTATTGGGATAGAGATAAAGAGAATGGAATTCAATATTATGATCCGAATACTGGTGAATTAAGGCCAAGTATGAAGGGGGAATGGTGCCACAGATGGTATCCCCCCGGCACTACTTCTAATGAATTAAAGCCAGTAAATTACCATCCAGAAGTCCAAATAGACGAAGCGAAATTACTTAATGCACACGTAACCTACATAGAAGAGGTAAAACGTAAACAGGATAAACGAACTGCAGGGGAACGGAATCCTATGTCTCTTGAAGAGATACCTGAATTATTGAATTAAAGGAGAAAAATGGAGTTTTATGCGGAATATAGATATCTATAGTGATGATGAGGGATTTAGTATAAAAATAGAATGTGATAGCTGTGATAATAAATTTAAATTAATATGTGATTCGATAGCTGGACTATCTCAATGTCCTTACTGTGGAAATTATTTAGATTTTCCAACGGAGGAAAATGATGAAGAAGAAGATAGCTGGAGTTGATTATTCATTAACATCACCAGCAATATGCGTATATACAACGGAGAATGATGATAGACTTTTTGACTTTGATGGGTGTGATTGTTATTATTTACTTGCTAGTAAAAGACAACGACAATCTCCCGCCTGGACTCACGGGCTAGGAAATTTACATCCAGAAGAATATCCAAATTATGAGAATGATGAGGAAAGACACGAAAAACTCGCATCTTGGGCATATCGTATTGTGCAAGGTTGTAGTGAAGTGTATCTTGAAGGATATGCCTTTGCTACCAGTGGAGTTTCCCATGTTCGTTCTATGGCAGAAAATACAGGACATTTCAAACAATTTCTATGGAAAAATAAAATTAAGTTTACTTCTATTCCTCCAACTGTTATTAAGAAATTTGCTACAGATAGAGGAAATTCTAATAAAGAAGGAATGTATGAAGCATTTATAGCTGAATTTGCTACTCCATCAGATTTGAAAGAGCGCCTTACGCCGAAAGCCAAATCAATTAAAAATCCAGTAAGTGATATAGTAGATTCTTATTTTATATGCAAATATGGGCATAATGGGTTTTTGTAGATTATGAACGATAAAGAAAAGAAGGCAGAAGCTAATAGAAAATATTATGAAAAAAACAAAGATCTGTTAGCAGAAAAATGGAAGAATGATCCTATACGGAAAGAGAAGCAGAGAGAGTACTATCTAAATAATAGAGAAAGAATATTGAAGAGAAATAAAAAGTGGAATATAGAAAATGAGGGGCCAATGCGTTTAATGAGAATTAGGTATGCATATGGTAATAAATTAAAACAAAATTATACTTGGAAAGTTTGTAATGAATGAAAATTGGAAATTTGGTGAACCAATAAACTATGAAGCGACGCGCCCATTTTCTCCTTTGGTGCTGAAGACTAAAATGACTTCTTTCATGGTAGATTCTATTAATGGGGAATTGGATAGAATCTTAGTAGATCCAAAAGAATCATTAAAGAGAGATGGTACTAGTGTTTTAGCTGGAAATTTACAACGAGAAGAGGGTTCTGGTCAAATATTGTTAGAAGAGGAGTTTTTAAGAAGCTCTGGAGTTGGAGGATGGCTATCTACTTTAGCGACTGCTTGGAAAGACGAAGTAAAAGGTGATTTGCTTTTTTGGGAAGGAGATCAGGATAATCCAGACCAACATGGTGCTAAAAGTCATGATTGGGAAAAAATGTATCCATATCTTACAGGAGTGTGGTGTAATAATTATATAGAGGGAGACTTTAACCCAATGCATTGGCATCCTGCCGGACATCTCAGTGGGGTAGGATTTTTGAAAATTCCAGATGATATGAGTACGGCTAGGGGATCTGGAGAATTAAATTTA